ATTAAAGCTTGAAAATCCTAATATAGTTTCATCTTGTGGATGCGGAGAAAGTTTTTCAGTAGCATAAGGAGGTAAGAATGATAATAAATGAAGAAGTACATGCAGTAATGGATGATAAAGATAAACAGTATTGTGAGGATTGTGGGAATAAATATCCAAGTACTTATGATTTTGTAATTAATTCATATGGTCAATATGTATGCGGGGCTTGTGCCGATTATATGGAGTAGTATACTATGGTAGGAATGTTATATGTAAGGTATATGCAATATACTAATGCTCAAACTATTTATCAGGAGGAACTAATGCTAAAAATTATTAAACAATTAGTTAAATATGTAGCCCTTGTACCCATCACTATTTTAGAATGGGTTATGTGGCCTATAGCCAAAATACATGCAGGGCTAAATGCAGCTTCTCAATGGCTTAAACGGGTAGGACAATGAGATGCAAGTTAGTGCGTTGTGGAACCTTGTAGAGATTATATGGTTTATATTACGGAACTAGATTAAAGGGGAATAGGGTATGGCTGAAGATAAAAAATTTGAAGATAAAAAATTTGATGATTTTCTAGCAGAGGTATATGCAGCGCAAGAAGAATTACCTACTAAAGAAGAGTGGGAAAGAAAACTTTTAGATGATCAAGAAATGCTACATAGGGCTGTTAAACCTAAAAAGAAAAAGAAATCCCCCAATAATAAAAAGAATAAAACTAAGGTTTACAACATTCGTAGTGGTGGCGTTATACCTAAAAAGCCTAAGTTTATGAAGGGTGGTTCCTATAAAGGTAAGTCCCATATGTACGCCGCTGGTGGTATGGTCAAAGAATTAAAAATATAAAGGAAGTATGAAATGGCTGACACGTTTTCTACAAAACTTAAATCCAAAGCATTTAATGCATCGCTAAAAGCTGCTCAAGATGAAATGAGAATGGCTTATCGTGTTGAGGCTGGTCGTCAAAGTAGAGGAACGAAACAAAAGAAGCGATATGAAAAACCTCCTTACGGGTTACAGAGCAGTGGACCCTTTCTTGCGGCTGCTAATATTCTTGAGCCGGATTATGATCCCCTTGGTGACGCTCCATATAAAAGTAATACCATTAAAGTAGCAAGACAATTTGCACGAGATGCACGTAAAGCAATTATGAAAACAGGTCCGAAAGAAGCATCAGCAAAACATATGTTAAATAAAAAAGGTAACACAAATTCCCAAAAGTCTTCATTTAGAAATGGTGGCTCATATAAAGGTAAGAAACATAGCTATGCCGCTGGTGGCATGGTCAAAGAACTAAAAATGTAAGGAGTACGTAATATGCCAATGGTAAAATTTCCCTATACAAAAGAGGGAGAGAAGAATGCAAAAGCTGCCGCTAGAGAATATGGTGGTAAATATATAAGTGATAAAAAGGACAAAGGTGGCGGTGGAGCATCCATTATGATTGCTGTAGGTTCACCAGTTAAAAAGAAAAAGAAATCCCCTGCTAGGAGAACTACTCGTAAAAAGGGGTAGCTAATGTCCCAAAGCAAAAAGAAAAAACAAAAGAAGCAAAAAGAAGAAATAGTTAAAACTCCATATGACCCCTTAGAGAATAGTAGCGAACAGCCCTTTGAGGAACATCGTTCTTATTTAAAAGAAGCCCATGATGTAGGTCATTTAATCTGGCTTTTAAACAATGGTAAACTAAGTCTTCCTTACCACGAACATAGGGAAGGGTCATTAAACTTTAATTTACCATTTGACAGCATTGAGAAAAGCTACTATAATACAAACCCTAATCTTGTAATACTGGACGATTTCTTAAATGAGGAAGCTTTGCAAAAGCTACGTAGTTATTGTCTTGAGTTTCCTTTTTGGAATACGATATACGGCAGAGGTTATTTAGGAGCATTTAGAGAGAATGGTTTTCAACCTAATGTTCTAAATACACTAGCTACAGAACTAATGGAGAAACTTCCCGGCATATTTAATACGCCCAATAAAAGGCATTTGAGCCAGATGTGGGCCTTTAAGTATGAATCTAAATGTCCCGGTATTGATATTCATGCAGACTTTGCAGCTATCAATACAAACTTCTGGATTACCCCTACAAAATGTAATGCCGATTATAACGAAGAGAAGGACATTGGTAAATCAGGAGGTATGTGGGTTTGGGATACAGGTGCACCGTCTGACTGGGACTTTACCAAATATAACGGTGACGATAAAACTGAAGTTACTAAGTATTTAAAAGACAAGGGTTCAAAAGCCCTTTATATACCCTATAAGTATAACAGGTGTGTGTTATTTGATTCTAATTTATTTCATAAAACTGCCGATATAAACTTTCATCCGGGGTTTGAGAATAAACGAATTAATGTAACGATGCTATTTGGAAATAGAGAAAATACAGGAGTGGAGCCAATCGATATGTTAGAAGTAAAGAAACTAAAAGAATCAATTACAAAGCCACTCAACGATGCCAAATAGCAAAGCACATAAAAAATGAACGATATCGAGCGAAAGAATGAAATCGATATTGTACAGATTCGTGGTGAATTGAAGCTACTGGCTGAAAAGATAGATGTCATAAAGACAAATGATCTTTATCACATTCAGAAATCAGTAGATGGTGTAAATAAGATTTTATGGGCTGTTGGACTTCTTATTCTTGCTCAACTGGCTATGGGAATTAAAATGGCTATCTTTGGTTAAGGTAATGCAAGCAAGTGTATCTTTTAAATGGTCTGAACTAGAATGTAAATGCGGTTGTAAGACAAGATATATACAAGATGAAGCTATAAATAAATTACAAAAACTGAGAGATATTTTACAAAAACCAATGATTATAAATAGTGCAGCACGTTGTCCTTTGCATAATGTGCGAGTAGGAGGTTCACCAAAGAGCCAGCATAGGTCCACAAAACAAAATCCTTCTACTGCATTTGATGTATCATTAAAAGGCTTAGATAAAGAAGAATTAATTATGGCAGCTAAATTTGCTGGGTTTAAAGGGTTAGGTGTAAAATATAAAAGTTTTGTGCATATAGATAATCGTAAACATTCAGCAACATGGTAAGGAGAATTATATGTTTGATATGATAGCTTCAGTATTAACTGGCGGTGCTACAGGCATTGTGGGCAGTTTAATAGGTACTGTAGGTAGATATTTTGATAATAAACAAAAGATAAAACAAATGTCTTTGGAGTTTGATCAGGAATATAAGCTACAGGAATTGCAGATTACTTCACGTAAAGAAGAACTTGAAAGTGAAGAAGCCATTGCCCGTATGGAAACAAATGCAGCTATGAAGACAGCTTCCTATGCACATGATGCTTCATATGGACCTGCATCTGTTACGATAGCCTCTATTCTTCGCTTTGTACGCCCAGTGCTTACGTTTGTACTATTAGGCTTTGTCGTATATATCTTTTGGCAAGCAAACGATGATGCTGCGCTTGTATTTGATTTATCAAACCAGATCATGTTTTTAACTACAACTGCTGTAGCATGGTGGTTTGGAGATAGAAGCTTTAGAAAATGAGAGAATTAACCACAAAACAAAATACGTTTCTACAAGTCTTGTTCGATGAAGCTGGAGGAGATTCAACTAAAGCTAAAGTATTGTCTGGCTATAGTGAAGCTTCAAGTACTTCAGAGATTGTACGTTCATTGAAAGATGAGATTCTTGAACTTACAAAAGAGTATCTTGCAGTTAATGCGCCAAAGGCAGCTAATGCTTTAATCAATGTACTAGATCATCCTGCTGAATTAGGCAATCAACATAGACTAAATGCAGCAAAAGAGATGCTGGATCGTATTGGTATTCAAAAAACGGATAAGGTAGAAGTATCTGCTCCACAAGGCATCATGCTGCTTCCACCAAAAGAACATAGCCTACAGTAAAGATAACTGTAATGGCATATAAAAAAGGAGACTACAAAAAATACCACAAAAGTAAACGCATGAAAAAAGAACGTGCGTTGAGAAATAAGAATAGAAGAAAAGCACAGCGTAAGGGAAGGGTTCGTAAGGGTGACGGTAAACACGTAGACCATAAGGACGGTAATCCTAAAAATAATAAAAAGGGTAATTTAAGAGTAGTCTCAGCTAGAAAAAATAGAAAAAAACAATGATGTACGATGCCGGATATTTTAAAATGCCTGATCCTGTCGGGTTACAAGAAGACAGTGTATGGCTA